GGGCAAGAGACTGGCAACTCAAAGACCAATGCGACGGCTCTCATGGTAGCGTACTACGAGCGTACTGGTGAGTTGCCATCATGGGAATGGATGCAAAACTACGCAATCGCAGTCAATAGACTGGCGGCATATATACGTTTTTACAACCCCAACGTAGAAGAAGAACCCTCTGTCGAGGGGGATGTTACTGAGGATAACCCTTTTTAATTCAATGCACCAAGTGTACCTATCTCAGGGAAGGGTTACACAATTTTATTCAGCACTGGAAGGAACATGACGAATGGCAAACAAGACTGATATAGCAAAAGAACCTGCTGCGATGCATGGAGAAAACAGGGCGAAGGTAAAAGCTCTGGTTGGCAAGGGCTATGCAATCTCAGCTATAGCAAGGGCGATAGGCTTGAGCAGGCAGAGAGTACACATACTTGCAACGCTACCAGGCGTTGAGGGGTACTCCCCTACCATATACCCTCGCATGAAGCCGTGCAGGACCACTAAGGAAACAGATCCGCACTACTTCATGGCGCACAGCCACCGACAGCACAGGTGCGATGTTCACAGGAGACACGAGAGAACCTGCGCACTCTGTGGCCGCCAGTATGCTACGGCAGGTGGAACAACCACCTGTCAAAAATGCAGAAAGAACGCATATGCAAGGCAGTATTACCTCGTGCGTAGAGAGGTGGCACAGTGACAATGATTGATGCTGCCTTATATTACGCATCGAAGGGGTGGAAGGTGTTCCCCTTAACACAGGGAACCAAGATTCCGGCAGAAGGAATGCACTGGATAGATGAAGCAACGCTGGACGAAGGTACGATAACCCAGTGGTGGGGCACCAACCCTACATCAAACATAGCTATCGCTACAGGAAGGACTTCCAACCTGACTGTTATAGACGTAGACGGACATGAGGGATGGGATTCCATTAAGGAAGTTATCGGGGAATTTCCCAAGGAGAGAACAAGGGTCATTAAAACACCCAGAGGGTATCACCTTTACTACGAGTATCACCCTGACTTTCACACAGGTGCAGGGTTTCTGGCAGGGGTGGATGTCAGGTCTGATGGTGGCTATGTAGTAGCTCCCCCCTCTGTTGTAAACGGAACCCGGTATGCTGTTGCACCAGACAGGGATAAACCACCCATACCTATTACATATGCACCAGAGATATTCAAGGCACGGAACCGCAACGGAGTGACCGCTGATCCTGTACTGGAACATCCTACATGGGTGTCGGATCTGCTTGCAAACGGAGTGGCAGAAGGGTTAAGGGATCAGAGTGCAACCAGTCTCGCAGGATACTTTCACAGCAGGGGATTACCGGACGATATTATAGAAACCATTATGCTTCCGTTTTCAGATAAGTGTATCCCTGCTTTTGACCTGAGAGATTTACGCAAGGTTATCCAGAGTGTGAGTCGATACGAAGTGCCAGACACAATCCAGATAGATGATAGTGCCAGCTTATCAGAAGAAATTCGTAAGTGGGTAGTTGAGTCCAATGGTAAGTGGTGGAATGTAGATGAACTGGACAACCAGTTTGGTATCAGGGAAGTTACAAAGAAAAACAACAGGAGACAAATACTCCACCGGATGCGGTCTGACGGATTCATTGAACAGCACCAGGGTTGCAACAAGAGGGATAGGTACAGGGTTAGGCAACTGGATATACTTGACTTCAATAGGTCAGGGCGTGGGAATGTCATGGACATACGATGGCCATTAGGAATAGAGAGACACGTAAATCTGTATGCAGGAAACATAGCAGTAGTTGCAGGAAGTCCAAACTCAGGGAAGACAGCACTGATGCTCAACCTGATTCACCTTAACCAGGATAGGTTTCCCATCTATTACTTCTGTTCCGAAATGGGAGACAACGAGTTGAGTGACAGGCTTGGATACTTTGAACAGGAAGGAACCAACCTCGATGACTGGACCTTTACCGCCGTTACAAGATCTTCAGACTTCAGCGATGTTATTGTTCCTGATGCTCTCAACATCATCGACTTTATGGAACTTACACAGGACATATATCTTGTGAACGAATACCTTAAAGCAATCACTCACGCCATCGGTAGGGGCGTGGCAATCATAGCTTTACAGAAGAAGATCGGAGCAGACTTGGGTAGAGGGCAGGAGTTTAGCCTTGAGAAACCCAGACTGTATCTGTCCATGGACAACAACAAGATGCGTATTATCAAGGGCAAGAACTGGGCCAGAAAAGGATACAACCCCAATGGGTTGTTTATAAATTACAGCATTATTGATGGATATAAATTTGTAGCAACTCCGGATGGATGGCAGGAATCAAATTAGAAAGGAATAATATGGCTAAAACATTACTGGAAATATACATGGAAGATTCATCAAGACCCTACAGCTTGGAACAGGCTAAGACAGCCCGTGACGAGGGCATGAAAAAAGGAAAGCAAAGCATCAACCCATGGTGGAGAGAACACGCACTGGATGCCATGTTTGAATGTGCATCAAGTAACCGGGAGCTAATAGTTGACGATGTATGGCAGTACTTTTACGATGCCGTTGGCAGGAGAGATGCACACACCCACGACAACAGGGTGATGGGTTCTGTTATAGCAGAAGCGAAAAAGTACAGGTGGCTCAAGCCAACTGACAGGTATAAGCCATCTTCACGGACCACAAGCCATGCTAACCCAAGGCGTGTGTGGGAGTCTCTTATATACAGGCAAACAGAATACCAGCAAAGGGAAATGGAGTTATAGCCGCCATGCTAAATGAACTCAGTTTGTTTACCGGTTACTCAGGCATTAGCCTGGGCGTGAAACTCGCCAATATTAACACAAGGACAATAGCTTATGTCGAATGGGAAAAGTATCCACAAGAAATTATCAAAGCAAGAATCAAAGACGGATTCCTCGATGACGCACCCATCTTCTCCGATATATCTTCCTTTAGGGGTGAACAGTTTAGAGGAATGGTTGACCTCTGTACAGCAGGATTCCCCTGCCAGCCGCACAGCGTTGCTGGAGCCGGACGATCTTCTGAGGATTCCAGAAACAAATGGCCTGATACGCTCAGAGTTATTCGTGAAGTGGCTCCCAGATATATCCTCTTGGAAAACGTCTCAGGTCTCCTTTCTAGCTCAGTTGATGAACGAAGCCCAGCATACGGGGGAGTTGTGGTTGGACAGCTTACCGAAATCGGGTATGACTGCTTCTGGGAAGTTGTGGGAGCTGACGATGCCGGAGCACCACATAGAAGAAAACGATGGTTCTGCTTTGGGGTCTTGGCCGACTCCAATGGCACAGGGGCAGGGGGGCAGACACGGGACAACTATACAATCGGGCCCTTATCAAGGGAAGGCTCGGAGCCGAGACTTGACCAGCGAGGTGACAGCTTGGTCAACCCCGACAAGCGGTCATCCATCCAACGCGAACTCACAGCGAGGAATGGAGACGCTATACGGACAGACAGGAACATGGCCGACTCCAAGGGTATCGGACACAGAGGGGGGCTTGGTTCAGAACGTGGAGATGGAGAACGGATCGTTCAGCAGGAAGAACAAGGACGGAGCGAGGTGGGGAGTGAAGCTGCGAGACGCAGGGGAGAGCTGGTCAACACCGAGAGTGAGTGGGCAGGAGGGGTACGAGACAAGGGCATCAAGGAAGGGACACGACATAGCGATGTCGTACCTGGAGTCTCAGGCAGAGTACATAACGAAGAACTGGCCGACTGCAACAGCGAGCGACCACAAGGGTTGGAGTGCCAATCACAAACGGGCACACCTTCCAAGCAACAGGTTGGATTTCCAAGCCGAGAGTCAGAACTGGCCGACTCCAACAACGGCAGAGGCGGGGAAGATATCCAACCGCCCGAACTATGGACAACAAGGACTCAGCAACCATCCGGCGATAGTGGGCCACATAGACAGGGAGAAGATGGAGAAGTCCAGACAGGGCGATGGGCGATCTACTCAACTTGGCCTCCAGGGCCAAGCCAATCAGACGAGAGGGGAAGAATCCTTGCAGAGCGACCTTACCTCGCACCCGCCCTTACCAAAGACGCTCTCGCCCAGTTTCGTGGAATGGTTGATGGGCGTTCCTATAGGGTGGACGAGCTTAAAGCCCTTGGAAATGGAGTCGTACCTGCGGTGGTGGCACTGTTTCTCAGGAGATTACAGTGACGTTCAGGCTTGAACTAGAACACTTACCTGACCAAAGGTTAAGCCCTAATGCAAGGCTTCACTATATGCTGCTATACAAAGCAAAGCGGGAAGCTAAGGAAGAAGCCTTTGTAATCGCTAAGAAGGGGGGTGTTCCGGATAAACCATACCATAGGGTTCACATCACCATTACATACG